CGTTTTTGACCTCCACCACGGAAGCCATCCACCGCATACACGGGTTGTTGTCATGCCGCATCAAAGAAGCCATCCACAGACGCTCCATTTCCTTCGCCGCCGGCGACAAGCCCAGGAACGTCTGAGCCACGGGCGTGATCTCCACACCCTTCAACTCGTCATCCAGTTCCTGCACCAACTGCCCGGCGAACATCCGGTCATAAGAGACACGCTGCATGTCGAAATGGCGGCAGTCACCGACCACGGCGGACTTCACCGCCGCGTAGTCGATCACGTCACCTTCAGTGGCCGTCACGTAGCCGCGGTCAATCCAGTCCTGCAAGGGAACCTGCAACTGCTTCTGCAGGTCCTCCACACGCTCAGCAGGGACCCAGAACCGTGTGAACAGGTCCAGTTCGAACCCCGGACGGTTGGACTCAGCCCACACCGCCCACGCAGTGAAGTCAGACACCGCCGACAAGTCCAGGCCGCCCCAAGCGCGCCGGCCGCGCAGCTTCGTCCGCCCCACAGAGCCCTGCAAGTCATCCCACTTCGAGAGGTTGACCCACCGGGACTGGTTCCGGGACCGCAGATTCAGCGACAACTGCTTGAACGTCGGCAAATACGTGGGTGAAGACTGCGCCTTCAGCGCCTCGCGCCGCAAATACGCCATCGTGGGCGATTTACCTGCCCCGGGGTTGGCTTTCTTCCACGTCGACTCTGCAAAGGGGTCGTCGGTGTCCTCAGCCGCCCAGATCACCCCGTAATGGCCGGGGTCCTTGACGACGTTGTTCGCGACGTTCCGGGTGTACATGTGCTTCTCGTCGTAGATCGTGCCCTCTTCCGCCTCATCAGCGGTCGTAATGAACACGATCAGCGGCTGATCACGGGCGCCCGTGCCAGTCTCGATAGCCTCAACCAGGGCGCGGCGCAGCCGCAGCGTGTGGATCTCGTCAATGGTCGCCCCGGACACGTTCAAACCGTGCGCCGTTTCGGCCACCCGGGACAGCACCCGAAGAATGGACCCAGTCTTAGGGACCCGGACAACATCCTTCAGCGGCTCAATCCTCGACGCTGCAGCCTTCGACGTCTGCAGCATCCGCTTCGCGTCCTCGAACACACGCCCGGCCTGCAACGCGGACCCCGCAGCGTTGTAAACCTCGGCGCCGGCCTCACCATCAGCGAGCAACAGCACACCCGAAATGCCCGACGCGAACGTAGACTTGCCATTCTTGCGCGGGATCTCGATCCACACCGTACGAATGACCCGGACAACCGCATCAATCTCGGCATCGTGGTAGACCCAGCCGAACACCGGCGCCAGGACCCAGACAACCTGCCACGAATCCAGGCCCTCACCCAGGCGCATCGGCACCCCGGCCCAGCGCCCCTTGGTGTGCTTGAACGCGCCGATCGCTTTTAGTGCCTTACGGGCCCGGTCAACATCGAACCACGCCCCCGGATGCTCCGAAGCCTGAAACGCAATCACCAACGGTGTGCGCTCAACAGCCTCAAGCACCTGCTCATGCGTCATCCCAAGCTCAATCAGAGCCTCATACGGCGCAGGCAGCCGCTCTAGAGCTTCCTCAGTCGAACGGATCGTCGTCGTCATCAGCCACCGGCTTCACAATCCGGCTCGCAGACGACGGAGACAGCCCAAGCTCCCCGATCAGAGACCGAAGGTGAGAACGGTACCCGTTCAAAATCGTGGTCCACGCGTTCTTCACCTGCCCTCTCTCAGTCATGACGACAACCCCGTCAACAGAAAGAGCGCGTTCACCCTGATCGATTCGGGCATAAGTCATGCAGTAATCAACCAGCGTCTCCTGCTGCTCACCAACCAGGCCAACGGACCGTGACAGGGTCGGTGCCAGTTTCACCCAAAGGCCCGATGCGATCGCCCGCAACCGCACATCCTCAGCGGACTTCCCTGGGAGCTTCTCGTCCCAGTCGGGTTCGATCAGCGCCGAAGGCGGAAGCTTCACGGAGTCCTTGACCGGGCGCTTCCCAGGATTGCCCTCACGGACCACCTGCAGCGCCGGCTTAGGCTTCCTTCCAACAGTCGCCATCAGTAACCTCCACAGGGGTCAGAGCCAGCGTCCACAAGAAGGCTTCAATTCGCGGGGGTAGGATTTCCCCTCACCGGCGGTTCCTCTTGACATCCCCTCAGGGGGTGCCCCCACCCCTGTTTGGGCAGGGTCATTGGGGTGCGTTCCAGCCTCCGGGTTGGTGCTGTGCTGTGGCTTGTGAGTGGCATTTGTGACAGAGTCCGCGACCGTACCGTGGGTCGCTGGGGTCTTTGCCTTGGGTGATGAGTTGTTTGCGTGAGTGTGGGTAGTGGTCTGCTTCGGTGGATGGTGCGCGGTGGCAGAGGACGCAGATCGGGTTCTTCGCGAGGACTGCTTCGCGGAACGTGGTGCGGTGTGCGTGTCCGTACCCTCTGTCGCTTGCGCTACCACGTTGACGTTGCGCTGCTGTCTGGTGTGCGGGGCATCTGCCGCCCGTGGTTAGTTCGGGGCAGCCTGGTTGGGTGCATGGCTTTAGTGGTGCGGTGGGCATGGGGTCAGAAGGTGGGCCGCCAGCCGGTGAGTAGGGCTACACCGAACAGGGTTGTGATGACCAGCCCGGTAGATACCACGATGGTGAGTGCGGTGTTCAGTGGGGTGCGCACTGTGTAGATCCATCCTGCTACTGCGAGGATCAGGAGTATTACGCCCAGTATGGTCAGCATTTGTTTCCTCCGGGTTTAGTCTTCGTCGTCGGTGTGGCTCATGGCCCAGTCGGCGTTGTCCATTTCGGCTTCGAGGGTTTCGGTGCGGACTCGTGCGGCGTGCGCTTCGATGAGTTCGCAGATGGCGTGATAAAGGCGCATCAGACTGTTACCGCCTCGTACTCGATGTAGAACTCTGGTCCGAAGTGCAGTGTTCGGGCGCAGTGTCCGCAGAAGAATAGTTCGCGGAGGCTGGGGAGTAAGACCCGGACTTGGGCTCGGGCGCTCTGGTGCCGGTCGCATCGTTGGCCGTCCATTCCCGTGCCTCCTTGTCGAAGTGGTAACACCTGTTTTGTGGGGCGTGGGGTCTTGCACCCCGTTGCGTAGGCTTGGTTACCTTCGCCCCTCCCTCGGCGCTCATGTTCACCTTGGGCTGTTCAGTTGTGGTGGGTGAGCTTGACGGGCTGCCGCTCGGGCCATTCTTCCGGGGTGCGTCATGCGTCGCCCGGCACCCTTCTGTTCGTCAAGCTCATCCGTGGGCTGGCGACGAGTTGAACGTCGCAGCGGTATGGGGGGTCCGCTCAGCCTTGCAGCCCGTCCGGCGCCGTCTCGGCGAGCGGTGTGGGGGCAACAAAAAACCACCGCGGGGGGACGGTGGCTTTCTTTAGTATTCAAGCAGTGACGCGTTTGTCCTGCTTGAATTGTTCTCGCACACCTTGGATGTGCGATTCGATTTCGGGGGTTGCTCGGAACCATTCGCGGCCTCCGGAGATGTCCGCTGAGAAGCGCTGATGCATAGACGATTCGGTTTGCCGTGTACCGGGGTGGGTGGCGAGTAGCTTTGCCATGGGCGGGTATGCGCCGAGGCGGACGTCCAGGTTTGTGGTGTAGCCGATCTTGATGTGCTCGCCGATCTGCAGGTAGTAGATTGTGCCGGGTTCCTGCTGTCGTTCGTCTTTGACCCTGTCGCTGTCGAGCTGTTCCTTGATGATGCGGGACTTTGTCTCTTCGATAGATTCTTTGCGCATGTGCGCCGCGGCGGCTTTGGCGAGTTCCATGCGGAAGAAGCTGACTTCGACCCAGATATCGAAAGCGTGCTGTTCGCAGACGGGGAACGTCTCGAGCTGCGCGTGATTACAGTCCTTCACGCCGCAGGCGCCGTCCAGTTCGTCGACGGCGGTGATGTCGGGTCGGTTGCTTCGGACCCACTCCAATGCTTCACTTGTCATGTTGATCTGCTTTCCCAGATTGACCGCGCTCCGGGGTGTTACCAGCACCGCCGGGGCTTAAATTTTTTAGGAGTTGAAGCGAAAGTACATAGACTTCTGCCCAACTCCTACACGCCATTCTATGCGAACCGGTCCCGGAATTAGTACCGTGTCGCCCTCTTTCCTGCCCCGACGTGTCGGTAATGCACGTTGAGGATGTCGGACACGTTGTAGGTCGGGTACTCGTCCTTCGCCCGCGAGGGATTTGTCGCGTTGAGCTTTCCTTCCCGCGCCCAGTTCCGGACATCGGTTGGCTGGATGCGTAGGCCAGCTTTGTCGCGGATCCACTTGAGCGCGTCCCTGGTCCGTAGATTGGCTGGAGTCGCTGCGAGGATTCTTTCCCGGGTGTTGCGCTCGGACTTCACGTAACGCCGGCCGCACTCTTCGCACGTGCCTTGATCCGTTGGGTCCGGATTGCCGTCAGTCGGTTCGGGACGTGGGCCCTTGGCGATGACCCTGCCGCCGCAGTCGCATGTGTCGATGACTCTGATCTCTGGCGGGTTGTCAATGAGCGTCTCGGCTTTTCGAATCAAGTCTTCGAGCATCGGTTGAAAGCCTCCGGCGAACTGGTCCTTGGCGAGCTCCGCAGCTGACTGGTGCTGCCAGATGCGGAGTGCTGCCCGGAGTTCCATCGGGCCGAACCTAAGGGGCACTGCGGAACCAGTCGAAGGCTGCCAGCCGCCTGCGTTGCGTTGGGGGGCTGTCTTGTCCAGTTTCGCCATTGTGACGAATAGTTCCTCCATGATGTCCGGTATCCGGTCGATCCATGCTTGGAGGTCTTTGACGCATTGGTTGCACAGGTAGAGCGTGGTCAGCCTGCCACAGTCGGGGGTCGTGCATTCGTGGCTCATGCCGCTGCTGCTTCGGGTTCGTTGTGGTGGTGGTCTGGGATTTCGTGGAGGGGATGGTCGGTTTCCCAGGCGCGGCCGCAGGGGCAGCCGGTGAGGTAGCGGAGGATGTTGCCTGTGCTGATTGGGCGGCTGATGGTTTGGGGGTTCATCGTCTCTCGCCTCTCTCTTTCATGACGTTGTTGATGGCTTGGTTACTGGTCGGGTCGCTGTAGGTGGTGACTGGCCCGTTGTTGGCAAGCTGCGCGGCGG